GTCATCGATACCCCAGCGTAGTATAGGGGCGCAGGCGGCTTTTGAAACGTGCCATGAGGTCACGATAGACTGTCGTTTGCGTCATGCCGCCTTGGTTCACTGCAATGCTTTGCACACCGAAACGGTTTTCACGTCCGCCAAAGTCCGTCATCTTGAATAGCTCGACTACGATCTCCGAGGCGATCTCTTCCAAGTCAGCAGGGACGGCGTTCGTTGTGCCGTCGTAGCCTACCGTAAGGTTAGCACGATAGAAGACCTTGACGAATCCGTCGTCTTTGTACAGCGACGTCACGCCGCCGGTGTTGAACACCACGGGGCCGGTGATCGTCGACCATGCGTCGTATGGGTTGTCACGCTCTTGAATGCTGTTCATGACCACGGGGACTGTGTAGTGCAAGAGATGCACACGGTTGCCATCGCCGACGAAGTCATACGCTACGGCCTGTCCAGTGACGGGCTGCTTGCATATGTTGTTGATGATCGATTCCGACTGTGTTATCAGCGACGCAAGACGGCTGTCGTTAGCAGACGATTGGTCGTTGATCCAAACCGTCTTCAGTTTGTTTACGGTTGTAAGTGCCATCAGATTACATCCTTTGCTGCTTTGGTTGCCGGCTTGCCAAATCGTGAGTCGTAGATAGCCTGGTCGGCTTTGCTGAGTTTCGCCGGCAAAACGCAAGCGATCATATTTTCTTTGCGATAACTTGCGATGTTCACCTCGTTTGACTGATTGCCTCCGAGCACCTTGACTGTCGTCGAAGTGTCACCAACACAAAAGCCGACATGATTGCCGCCTTTGCGAGTGAACACCACAAGACAGCCCGGGTGCAATGCGCATGACTGGCCATAGGTCGCCCATGACTTTGCCGCTGCGGACTTGGTTATCGTGTACTTTGCTTTTGCCATAACCCAGTTGACGAACGAAGAGCACCAGGGCACTTCGTCCGATGTGGCCTTGAGTGTTGTCGTGGCGTGGTATGCTACAATCTGCGGATGCGCAGAAGCCCCGGCTATTTCCTTGACGCCGCGTTCGCCTTCGGCTATGTCCATCCAGCTATACTTCATTCTGCACACCTCGCATAGTTAGGATCGTTTCGTACATGAGATTTTCAAACAGCACCGCCATCGGCTCGTTTACGTCCTGACCTGTCACCGATTCGAACGCATGCCACCACTCGTGCAAGAATGTCTGCAGACGTTCCGTTTCGGATGTTGCCTTGCCATCGACTGATGATGCGATGCGGATGGTGCGCGTTGTGAAGTCGCACTCCCCGTATCCCGTCATCCCACGCTTGGCAATAATCACACGCCAGCGCTGGCCTGCTAATTTGAAAGACTTTGGAATCGTCACCGCACCACCCCGTTGATGATTGTGCGATTGTTCACGGCGAATGTCCCGTCACCTTCGAGCTGCACCGTTGCAAACCCATGATTCCACCCGTTTCTAGGCGCATAGTGAGGGTTTAGATCGCATAGGCAACCCACAGACCAGCCCGCAATGAAAGACCCGTCTAATGGCCTGCGTATCTGATCTTGGCTAGTCCTGTGCACGTGACCTACGAGGATGTTGTCGAGGGCTTTCATCCGGAAGCTCCGCGCAGGCATCACACCACCACCACCGTACCACTCGTGTCCGTGATCGACCCATAACTTACCGATCGTCATCTTCGCACGATTGCACACCCACTCGATACCGTTGTCTCTGATTCCAAGCATAGACTCAATGTCGATCGTCCCCTGCAGTTCGCTGGCCTTGCGTGCCAGGTAGCGTTGAAAGCGCTCCTCGTGGTTGCCCTCACGGTAGATGATGCGGACACCATCGCCAAAGAATTTACGCAGGTGCTCGAGCATTTTCTTGCCAACGTCGAGTTCCCACTTCCACGACCGTTTCAATTCTATCTTTTCGTGAGATGACAGCTGGTAACAATCCATCATGTCACCATTCAAGATAACCGTCTGCACACCTGCGGTCTTCAGCTCTTGCAATGCCGTGAGGTACGCACCGTAAAACTGTCCAGACGCATCACGTCGCAAGTCGTGGAAGGGCCAGTGTGCATCTGAGATAATGCCGGTCAGGTTGCTGGTGACCTCACATACGACATCGTCCCGCAGGTCTCCGATCTCCATTTCGCCGTCGATGCCTGGCACGGCCCCGTAGGATTCATTAGACGTTCCCTTGCGAGGGTCCCACGCTTCGCCCTGTTCACGCTGGTCTTTGGACTCTTCTGGTGTTATGCCATGCCTAGCCTCGAAACCACGCTTGTAATGCGCGGCAGCAGCCTTGATAGCCGCTGGGTTTTGATACGTCCCAGCGGCTTTACGCATTTCAATGATGAGGTCGTACTCGTCCTCAGTTAGGCGTGGTCGTACTGACACGTTAGGCTTCGCCGTCTTGTGCGAACAATCCGAGCAGGAATAGCGTTACCGTGATGATGGCCTCGGATGGGATTGCGATAGCAAAGATCGAGTTCACTAGGTACGCAACACCACCGATGATGCCGGTGATCGTAGTCTTTGGGTTCTTCATCAGAACGCCCCATGTAATGTGGATAATGTATGGCACAAGACGTGCCTTCTGCCAAAGTGATAATTCGATAGGTTCCGTGTCGAGTGTGATCTCATCGGGGCTGACCTCTTGACGGTACAAGCGTATCGGCTCGTCAGTCTGCAGTGGCCTCACCGGAAACGGTGGGGGCTTGAGTATGGTGGCCTCGTCGTGCTTCATCGCGAAGACCGCTCTTCTAATCTCACCAGACGTTCGACGATGTTGATGATTTGCCTGTTGAATTCAAGGTCGCGTTCTTGCAGTTTGACGATGGACTCGGTTGCACTCTTCAGAATCGCGTGCATCGATAACGTCGTCTCCCGTGTCTGGCGTGTCTCGACAATCAGCGATTTCATGAAGAAACCAATCGTGGCAACCATGCCGGACAACAGCACACCGATAAGTAGCTCAGGTGTCACTCTGCGTCTCCTCGTTATTCGGAATAGGGCGGTAGAATCTTTGCTCGGCTTCTTCCCACCAGTCACCGATGCCGGCGTATTCGTTTGCGATCATGATCGTCCCGTCGTCCGGTGGTTGCCATGTGGCGAGGTTGCCATCCCATAGGCAGACGTTGTAAACAAGGTTGTCTTTGACCATTGCGTAGCGCGCTGCTTTCATAATTAGCTTCCGTAGTATTCAATCACGAAACATAGTCCATTGCCACCGGCTGCGCCTGCGCCTGAGTTCGCTCCATTCGTGCTTCCACCGCCACCCGAGCCGCCAACACAATTCCCCGATGTTCCCGCGTTACCACCTGCAACTGTGCCCGCAGAATTGCCACCCGCACCCGAGCCGCCACAAGTTCCAACCCCATTTGTTGTCGCATTGTTTATATCCATCAACAAATAGACTGCGGCATTGTTTGTGCCATTGCCGCCATCGCGTGATCCGGCTGTCGTCCCTTGCGTGCCACCATTTATCAAAGTGTTGGCGTTCCGAACGCCAGTTCCCGCAACGCCATTGACCGCCGTGTTCCCAGATGTTAAACCTGAACCACCCGAGCCGCCTTGCGGCCCGCCAGTGCCGTTGGTAATTGCTTCAAAACCAGCCTGTGTAGTGCTCCCATTTGTAGAACCAGTTCCGCCTTGCGTGCCGCCTATGGCATATGGCCCGCGCGCGGGAGTGCATAGCGAAGCTTGACCACCAGCGCCAGCAGTTCCACTACTTGATCCTCCGCCCTGACCGGCATTTCCCTTGTCGGCGATCACCAAAGAACCGAAAGATGTTTGACCGCCATTAGTCCCTGCGTTGCCCGAAGTATTATCTGTAGTCTGAGCTGCTCCGCCATTGCCACCCGCACCAATGGTTATTGAATAAGTAGGTGACGTTAGTGTCGCTGCCCTCATAAATCTTTGCACAAAAGCTCCGCCACCACCAGCGCCACCGCCTGATCGTATTACTCCTGTCGGCCCGCGTCGACCACTTCCACCACCACCACCTGCGCCAATGCAGATTACAAGAGCACCCCAAAAGTTAGAGGCCGTTGGTTTTGTCCATGTGTCGTTGGCTGTGTATTCGCGAATGACGGGATTGGTTCCCCCACCGCCCGCAGTTGTTAGGTCGTATTCCGTACCACCGTCATTTTTGAAATACACCTTGCCGTCTGTCTTTGCATAGATGACACCATAACCAGACGACGGCGTCCCTAGTGAAGATGCCTGCTCGGCAAGGATGTTCCCCTGACCTGCGATCAGCTGATCGGCGTCCGGGTGCTCTTGCAAGTTGCCTGTGGTCGTTATCGGTCTTTTGTTCGCCATTAGCTCAGTAGTGTTTCCGTGCCTGCGTCATTCTTGAAATACAACAGACCATCTGTCTTGACATACAACACGCCATAACCAGATGACGGGGTCGATAGTGAGCTTGCTTGTTCTGCCAACACTAACCCCTGACCACAAAACAGACCATCGGCGTCCGGGTGTTCTTGCAATACGGTTGGCGTAGTGATCGGTCTTTTATTCGCCATTACGCGAGCGTTATTGGTTGCTGTTCTTCGAAGTTGAGCTCAGTAGCTGAGAGCGCTACACCGACCTCTTGCGAGAGATATCCCGATGTTGACGGGGCCGTTGATACAATTGCGCCTGCCGTTGCACCGCTTAGATAGTACGCCGCGCCGGGGGTTAGGGACGTTAGCCCCGTGATCGTACCATCAAGGTACACGGTTGCGTTGTTCGGCGAAGTGACTGCCGAGAGAACAAAGCCGTGTGCACGACGGCCGTTGCTTGCGTCTGCCTTGCGTGCCTTGACTGTGCCGCTATCGTTCCACAAGTTCACTAGATCACCTGCGCTAAGGTTCTCAGATGTTGCGGCGAGCTTGGTCGTAGCGCCTACGCCCGTTGGCATCATCGTGCTATCGAGCTTGCCAGCGCTGTCGAGAGCGACAATCTTGCCAGCAGAGCCTGCGCCCGCTGATGTGGTTGTGCCTTCGACTTCGGCAAGTTGTCCGCTATTGTTCTTTATATACTTGTCTGCCATTGTTTACACCGTTTGAATGAGAGTGTCGACGTCTATTTGAAGTGTCGTTGCAGTGAGCGCCCGCCCGATGTGGACGATGTAAGCGCCGCCGCTTGGGATTGTCTGTGTTAGCTGGCCGTTCGTGCCAAGGAAAACCGTGCCCTTCGTCCACGTCCAGTTTGCATCTGTCAAGATGCCTGACGTTTTGATCGTAACGCCAGCACCCGAAGACGCCGCATTGGAAGTAATGCCGATCACCTGAGCGTTTGCAAGCGTATCGTTTGATGCGTAGACAGCCTGGCCAGTTACGTTGGATGTTACCGCCCGCAGTGCCGACAGGTTTTGGCCAGCCGTCAACGACACGTCATCGGAAATAGGCACGAGACCGCCAGATAAAATGTCGAGGGTCACCGACTGATTCACCGTATTGACGTTGACGTTTTGCTCGACGATGTCGATGGCAAGTGTTGACTGATCAACGTTTACGGTCGTCATGCCGTCACCTCGTCGAGCACCACCTGTACGTAGCCTCGCAATAGCTCACTCGTTAGGCTGCTTACGGTCTGCTCCAAACTCCAGAGGTATGTTGTGCCGGCCGTCAGTGCGCTCGTCTGCGCTGCGGACAATGCTACTGAGAATGTACCTTGTGCGGCGTTCACGGTCGTTATCGTAAACGATGCTACCAAAGCCCCCGCAGTGGTGCGGATTTGCGCGGCGAAGGTGTAACCTGAAATGTTCGTAGCTACGCCGTTGGTCTTATGCGTGAACGTGCGGGCAAACCCTGCGTTTCGCACAAGGTTGAAGTCTACACGTTCGCCAGTGTTTGACAGGATGACCATCGTTTGCCTTTGGTATGCTGACCACGAGCCCCGAAGGGCCCGTAGTCAGAACACTTAGTCCTTAATCAGATTAGCAGCAAGACCGCGTGTTGTTGCGTCCTTGCCGTAGTCGCCGTTATACAGCACAGCCCAAGCCGATCCGAAGGTTCCCGCAGAACCATCGCCTGCCGTTGCTACCAAGTCAAGATAACGATCGCGGCCTGCGAGGTTGATGAAGAAACCGAAGATCTTGTTATCGTCGTTAGCAGTTGGGAGCGCAGGGGCCCCGCTTGCACCGAAGACACAACCCGTAATGTCGGCAGCGCCGGACATTCCCGAATCGTCAGACTCTTGCACCTTCAAAGCCGTCATGGCAATATCAGTTGCACCGAGTGCGAAGAAGATAGCGACCTTGCCGTAGCCGGCCGTGTCGATCGTGTTAGTCGTGAACGAAGCGTTGTCGACGATAGCCGCAGGAGGCGTAACGAGAACGTGCTTCACGCTTTGCATGATGTTCATAGTTCAGTTCTCCTGTGGATTAAGAGTTGATGGAAGCGAATGCGATGACAGGGCCAGCAACACGAGCCGAAGCCGTCGCACTGTAATTGCCGATGTCATGCACGTTGATGTCGATGTACTGCGTTGCCTTGACGTACACGCTGTCGGTAGCGAAACCGAGTGATGTGTCCTGTTTGATGGCAGTCGTCATGCGATCGCCGAACGAAGAAGCCTGTGCAAGGTTGCCGAAGTAAGCGCAAATCTGCGAGTTCGCGTCTGCTGTTGGCATGACGTCAACATACTCGACAGGATAACCAAGGAAGCGCTGACCGAAAGAACCCGAAAGTTCTGCGGCTGTTGCGCCACCCGTGGCGTATGCCAGGCGCTCTGCAGTTGCGGCGAAGGCTTGCTTCGAGAAGTACCACTTTGCACCAGCCAGGGCGTAGGTTGGAAGCTTAGCCTTACCCGTGAGGAAGTCACCAATGACGGCTTCGCTCCAGAGGTTGCCCGTCAGTGTCTGCACACCAGCGGCCTTGACCTTGTCGGCATCCGTCGTCCAGGTTCCGCCACCGTCTACGACGAGCTTCTTAAACTTGCCATCGAGGCCGAGAACACCACCGTAGGTAGATGTAGCATCGCCGTTAAATCCGGCTTCGTCTTCCTTCTTGGCGAACTGGCGAGCGACCGATTCAGCAAAGCGCAAACCGAGGTTCTGCGTGCTGTTCATGATCAGCTCTTCGCTGAGTTGTGCGTAGGCGTACATCTTCTTGGCATTCAACGTCACAGCGTCGAAGCTCATGTCCGATGTCTGCAGTGTTCCCAGTTCCGAACCCCAGTATGCGGTGACGTCATCACCGGCACGGAAGATGCGGATCGACTCCGAGCCCATCGGCTCAACACGTGAGTTCCGACGGAATGTTCCGTAGGTTTCCTTCAGGCTGATGATCAGCGCAGAGGTTTCCGTAGGAACGAAGATGCCGCCCGTGGCGTCGTTGCCTTGCGTGTGGCTCTTATACTCTGTGCCTGTTACCTCTTGATACTTGGCACGTGCGGCCTCCGATGTCAGACCACCGACGAAGAGACCCGTGACGAGGCTCTTGTATTCGGTGTCGCTCAGGTTTGACTTAGCAGCCGAATCGCCGACCTTGACAGTCTGCGTTTGTGGAAGGCGGTTGGTAGGTGTGTTGCTTTGAGCAACACGTGAGGCGTTGGATGCCTTGATAGCTTCGAAGCTCTTGACTTCGTCCAGCTGCTTCTGCAGGCCTTCGATCTCTGTGTTCAGAGACTTAGCCGTTGCGACGTCGTCCATCGTCGGCTCCGTCTTAGCGAGCACGGTGTCGAGCTCGGCAGACTTCGCGCTGATGGCGTCGTTGATGCTTTGGATGTTCATAGTTAGTTGCGTTTTGCGTTGATGACAGCGCGGAGACGCTCCATTTCGAGGAGTGCCTTCGCATTGGTTGGTGTTGCCGAATCAATCAATATCTTTAGATCGCCTACGGCTGATGACAGAGTTTCCAGCAATGTCGAAAGACGCGCCACGTTTGCCGACGACAGCGTGCGCCCTTCTTTTTTGCGAATGTCGGCACGTTCGTTCAGCCTCGTAATGACGCGCGTGAGTTCTGACGTTACCGTCTGCACGTCGTCATTGAGTCCCGATTTCACACCGAGCACCGCAGTAGCTGGGTTAGCTCCAAACAATACCGGGCTCCACTCGTACAAGCGGCCCTTGACTAATTCACGAGCACCATCAGGAGCATAGGTTTCTTCGATTACCGAATAACCAATGCTGAATTCATCGATGATGCCTTCTTTTATGTTGCTGAATGTTTCGCGTCCGGCTTGCGTATTCAAATTGAATTGGCCCTTGATGTACAGCCCGCCCAAGTCACGCAGCCCGACAGGCAACATAGGGTCACCTGCCATGAGTTCACGAGCTTCCAAGGTCTTTGCTACTGGCGTATTCCAATCATGCTGCCATACACCCTTCGGTAGCTTGCTTTTGATGCTTTCGTCGAAGAACCCATACTTGACACGATCGCCGACACTGTCCACGTTATTGAAAACGGAAACGATGGCCTCGACGATGCCCTCATCGCCTAGCGCTTTCAATTCCGTCTGAAATGATTTACGTTCGATGTTCATTTTCTAATCGTCCCCGATTTGTTTGCACAATTCTATGGACATTTCCAAAGAAAATCCCGACACTGTTAGGATTCTACACGACGTGCACGGGTGAAACAACGGCAATTCACGGCATTACCAGCAGATAGCCCCGGCCCGGAAGGGTAGGGGGTGGTCTCGCCACCGACTACGAAGTTGCCAGCAGCATCCTCACGTTCGCCATGCGCGGCCGCGTGTGCGGGCCTTGCACCCGCCAATGCCACCCATTCCCGTTTGATACCGCCCAGGTCGGCCCATACTTTTTTCTGGACTGTCCCCGTTGTTGCCGTCGAAGTCGTGCGAGCTATGGCGTCGGCACGTGAGGCCTTCAGGTCTGTGAACTTCGCCTTGAGTAGCTTGGCGAGGTCGTCTTCCTTGGCAAGTGGGTTATCGGCGATCAGCTTCTGAACATCGGTTCGTATTGTCCCCACCGATTCGGCAATCTTGTCGCTAGAAATCGTCATGCCCTCACGACGTGCCGTAGCGTATTCGCCCTCGGGAGCGTCGACCTCCTCAGTTGCTAAGGTAACCAGCAGGCTGACCAGCTCTTCGCGGCTGCCTTCTGTCATGTCGCTGAATTCCTTCTCCCATACGTCGACACTGAAGTCTTCTATCTTGAGCTGCAAGCTTTTGGTATTCGTGATGCTCCGATACAGCTTGTCCAGCGCGCGGCCCCAGTCACGGGCGATCTTGGCGGACGCTTGGTTCAACACTTCGTCGTAGGCTTTGGCGTACACCTGATCGTCGGGATGGTGCAGCCATGCTTTCGTTTCGGGGCCGACAATTACGGCAGTCTTACTACGAAAGGGCGCAGGCGTTGAGCCCGCACCTCCTTTCAAGCTTGCGGTTTCGATGTTGTCGTCGTCGTTGTCGTCGTCGTCAGGCGTTTCGTTTTCACCCTGCGTAGATACCGCTTCGACGGCTACCATCTGGCCGGCAAGGGCCTGGACAGTCGATAGGTCAAAGCCGACCTCGACACCGTAGTCAGGGATTGCGATTTGTGCGTTCAGCTGGTCGGCGATCATGTTCCAAAAGGGGACGCGAACCATGTTCGTGAAGTCTTTGGAGGCCTGTTCAAAATTCGAATACGTGGATTGGCTGAGTCCCATGTGCGTACCGGCAATGATCGGGTGAACCTTGTACGTACCGCAGATGCGGGTCTCGTATTGGCCGAAGGTTTCCGATAGCCCCATTTCGTCATAGTCCAGCGCAAGACGTTTGATGTCCTGCACGCCCCAGAGCACGCCTACCGAACCACGTTTGTTGCCACCGTAACGCCGTTTGAATGTGCGCTCCATCACGTCGATCTGTTCGGGTGATGCCTCTTCATTGAGCAGGATAGTAGTCTTCGGCACGGCGTCGTTCTTATGCACGTTGAATACCGTCGAAGCGGCCTCGTTGAAACCTTCGATGGATTCACTCGCAAGAGCAACAGGGCTTGCACCACCGAGCGGCTTGCCCGGGTCATACCAGAATCCGCGGATGTGCACCACGTCGGCCTTGTCAATCATGTACAGTTTCGCACCGTCCCAGTAGTGATACGCTGCCACGTCACCGTAGCCGTCGTCGATAGGGGCGAAGTACTGATCCGAGTACCATCGCATCCCGATAACCGCTCCCGATGCGTTGCGTAGCTTGTAACCGTAAGCGTTGCCACCGACGCACATCATGGTCAGGATTTCACCGAACACGATACGCCAGTTGTTGCGGGTTAGCATACCGATCACCGGCGCTTGGAAGTCGTAGCCAGTCGGTGTGATGACACCGATTTGCGCTTCCGGCATCATGAGCGAATACGTGATCGTGCATGCCTGCGCTATCGGGTTTGACTTCCACATACGCAAGGCCATAGGGAAATCGGTCACCGGTGTGAAACTATGCCGCGTCCACATCGTCGTTGTAAGGATGGGCGCAAGGTCGTTGACGGCACGCTGGCCGTCGGGGGAGATGAACTCTTTAAAGCGTTGTATTAGACTCATGGCGTTGGTTGGTTAGAGTAGCACAGCACCGGCCCCTACGGATTTCACCGCGGCAAGCT